CGATATTGCGGTTCCAGCGTTGCCCATAAGATTTCCAAAGAGTATGTTGCGTCCCAATCCATAATTCTGTCCGGACTGATTGACATTCGACATAGTAGGCGAGCTCCGAACGTTTGACCCTATGTACACGCATTCATCTGTCACACCAAATCGTACATCATAGCCAATTCCCACGTTATTTCCACCAGTCGTATTGTTTCCGCAAAATGGACCTATCAATATGTTTGTATTCCCAACGGATGTTTCTCCCGCATTTGTACCGATACAGATATTGTCACTACCCTGGTTATTGAGACCACCATTCAGTCCTATGAATACATTGTAACGCCCGGTAGTACTCGTTCCTGAGTTTGTTCCAATACATGTATTGTTGCTACCAGTGGAACTCGAACCACTGGATGTTCCTATCAATAGGTTGTCATCTCCTCTAAGATTTGGTCCAGAAATCTTACCAACACAGATATTTCGCTGACCTCCGGCCGTTGAACCCGAAGACCGGCCAAAAAAGATGTTTTCATCTCCAAAAGATAGCAAACCGGACTCGCTGCCCAAACAAATATTGTAGCTCCCGCTGACAGTTGCGCTTGGTCCAATCAGCACATTATTAACATTTGAGGCCCCCAATGTACTTCCAGAGTCAATGCCAAGGACTATATTATTATCGCCTTGACATGCAGAGTTGTACCCTATGACAGTGTTCGAGTCACCGGTGCTGATACCGCGACCAGACCCCGCCCCCAACATTGTGTTGTTAGTACCGGTGGTCAACGTAGTTCCGGAATCAGAGCCGACAATGGTGTTGTTCTGGGCTCCGGAAGTCGTCAAGTTTCCGGACAAGCTCCCGACGATGGTGTTCCGAGACCCCTGCCCTCCAGAACCAAACCCCACAAATGTGCTGAGAGTCCCAGAGGTAAACCCATCTCCTACATATGCTCCCAAAAATGTGTTGTTCGTCCCTGCCGTCAGCGTATTCCCAGCACCGAAACCGACGAGTGTATTGTTCAACGAGGCCTGTGTGGAGGCATTTCCTGCCATACTTCCCACAACAGTGTTGCGAGCCCCATCTCTCCCTGTGTCAAAGCCAATGAGCGTATTCAAATCACCCTGGGTATATGTTCCTGCCAACGATCCTAATATGGTATTGTTATTTCCGGTTCTAAGAGAGCTTGCTGCAAAACTTCCCACAATTGTGTTGTCGCTTCCATTACCCAATAACAACCCTGTAGAAAAACCCATCAAAACATTATTACCGGCTTGGTTCCCCATGATATTTCCCGCAAAAGCCCCCACGACCGTGTTTTGTATTCCATCATTTCCACAGTTGTACCCAATAATGACATTTAAATTTCCAGATATATTTGGTGCCGTGTTGTAACCCACCATCGTATTGAGATTTCCAGCGCAAGATCTCCCAGAAAATGCTCCTATAAAAGTGTTTTCTTTTCCGATATTTCCCGCGCGATGTCCTATGTAACAATTGAGATCGTTAGAATATCCTCCAGGTGGTGTGGATGTCGGGCCCGTGAATGCACCCACGAACACGTTGTTATCTGCCGCTTCCATTCTGTTTCCAGAAAGGTATCCAAACAAACAATTGTATTTTCCATCAACGGCAGAGCCTGCTCCTACCCCTATGAGAACGTTCTCGGAACCCGCCGCATCTGCTCCAGCACCGGTGCCAAATATCGAATTATTTGCCCCTACATTAACTCCTGCCAAAGCACCGAATATACTGTTGTAATTTCCACGCACATTTGCACCCGCTTCAACACCAACGATCGTGCAATAATCACCCATTCTATTACCTGCAAATGCACCCATGATCGTATTGTAATTTCCTATATCTTTTGCTCCTGCCTCATATCCAATACACGTGTTTAGATACGTGTCATTCCCCGTATATTTTCCCGCTCTTGCTCCCACGAATGTTGATTTCTGCCCACCCGAATATCCAGATTCAAAACCAACAAATGTAGAATATGTAGAATTTCCACACTGCAACCCAGCGTTCGCGCCACAAATGGTCGTTTCTGAACCCGTATTCATGAATTGTGCAGCTTGATATCCGATCGCCACGTTCCGACAGTTTGCCATAAACTGCGCGGCGTTTTTCCCCACGACCACCAATTGGCAACCTGTGGCATACAAACCCGCCCCTGGCCCAATGATAACTGAATCATTTGCTCCTGCAGCATTTCCCCCATTTCCAGAATAACTCCCGATGATAATAGTATCCGAAATATTAACAACATTGCTTCCAGCATTTGTTCCGATAAAAATATTATTACTTCCATTTTTATTGTATCGACCGGTATTCAGCCCCACGTATACGGATGAATCCATATTAGTTGCAAATTGTGCGGACTGAACACCTATTGCCACAGAATTAGAGGTGTCGTTGGACCCCTCACCAGCCGATGCACCGACAAAAACGTCGTTTAGCGACATCCTGATCGCTTTGCCAGCGCTTGATCCGATCATAGTGCTGCCTACGACGTTGAAACCATAGTATGCCGCGGCCGCACCGACGACGGTGGTCCTCTGACCGCTACGAAAACGCCCCATCGAACGCCAACCAAGAGAGGTATTATATGAAGAATCGGTAAGATACTGAGAACTTTCGAACCCGATAGATGTGCAAGCAATTATGTTTGCCGCCTTCTCAAACACGCCAGTACCAACCCCCGTAGTAGACTCAGCATTTTGGAGTTGCGCTCCAGAGTACGCGCCGACCAGACTCGTGTTACTGATTAATTGTGATGTGACGCACGAGTTAGCGCCAATACCCACATTTTTCTGAGATGTTGCTAGCGTGCTGGGAAGTCTGCTACCGGCATTCATACCGACGTAACTATTCTCAAAAGATCCAGTGAGATTTATGTGCTGGATTTGCAAACTTGCAGCGGGCTGGTTCTGGCCGCCCATGCCCAGACCTTGGAACTGTTTTGATGGCTGCATATGACTTTACAGTAATAATTATTTTTTAAGATAAAATTAAACAAAGTGAAAAGCAGACCAAGTTTCATACAGATCACGAGTGATGTTCTCGAGTTTGTTCTCTATGGCATACGCATAAAAATCTTTAGATACCTGAAACGTGTATGGTTGATGCTTTTTTGTGCGCAGCCATTTACCGGAGATAAAATTATGTTTGTTGTTTGGGGCATGTTCCGCTCGAAGATCGTAACTCGCATCCGTACCACACGAATATACTTTACCAAAGACGCACACTGGTTTCGCTTGATGAGCGTTTTCTCCGGATATTTTGGCCCGTTGTTCTGGCGTCCTTTTTTTGCCAGTGTTTGGATGATCCTCTGTAGCCACGCCATGAGACCAATGGTTCTCACCCAACTGGCGAACGGATTGTTCAATATGCCGTTTAGAGTCTCGCTTCCATGCTGCTGTGCCTGCCACCGATTTTTTTATACACGTTTCCACAGATTGAGTCGTCCCAGTCCGTGCCGCCGATACATTTGCGCGATGTTCTTCTGTGAGAGTTCTTCCAGTCAGTGCCGCCGATAGATTCGCACAGTGTTCTTCTGTAAATATTCTTCCGGTCAGTGCCGCCGATACATTTGCACGATGCTCTTCTGTGAGAGTCCTTCCCGTCAATGTTGCAGCTATTTGCGCACGCACTTTCATCGGCACAGATCTTCCCTTGGCTGATGCCGACTGTTTCGCACGATGTTCTGTCGTGAAAATCCTACCCGTGAGTGCTGCCGATCGCTTGGCACGAGTTTCCTTGGATACATACCAGTTCTGGCGGCCTCCAGATGTCTTATTGTATCCTTTTTTTGGATCCATGAGTTCATGATACTCGATGAGGAATATCTCTATAGTATCCAGAAGGTACCATGGACACCTGATTGCCAGTGTGCAAACGTTTTTCCATCCGTATTTTTTTATGGCTCGTGAATGATGAGAATTGGAGCCATTGCCATTGCGATACGCTCTCATCCTACCGTCAATCTGAATGCTCTGACCAGCATACAGCTTTCCATTTGGGAATCTTTGGAGATAGATGTGTCCGATCTTGAATCTCTCCCATCGAAAAAACTCCCAGAACATTGTGACATCATATGGAATCTCATCCTTATTGTATAGGGCGATCATAACTATCTTAATTTACATATAGTATGTAAGTCATTTAAGCACCATTTCGTCGATATAATAGTATATCGACGAAATACCAAGAGAGTATTTTCAGTAAAAAGATGCAAGTTCTTGAATAACAGCAGGGTCTGCGACTTCTTTGGCATTCAACGAAAGCGACGCCGTCACGGTTCTCCCGTCGCGGCCCGCAAAGACGAGCGTTGTCCGAGATTTTCTGTCCACACGCACCTGGAAGTCGAACGGCAGGTCCGAGTCCCTGACCCCCGGTCGCTGCTCGCAGTGGTAACTCGTGACGCCCCGAAACAAATCCACGAAGAAGATATCCGCGCCCGCAAAGTCGATGAAATCAAGGATCTCCTCTGGAACTGACATTGTTTATATATGAGACAATCTATTATTTTTGGTGAGTTTTTACGTACTCCTCTATGTCCTTCTTGGACTTTGTCAACACAGAAGGCGGGACACCTGGATATTCTTTCTTGAGCCGCTCATATCTCTTCTTTCCATTTGTGTCATACACTGTCATCCCAGCTTTCTCGGCCTTCTGTTTTCGCTCCTCGTATTCGCTTGGTTGTCTTTTCGCACTCGCGTCAAACCCGATGGTCACTTTCAACCCCTCCGTCATGACGTCTACGGCGGCGGCGCCTACCGACGGAGGGTCAATGTGTTTTCTCACGTAGTCAGCCAGAGCCAAAAAACCTCGTATGGTCATGTTTGCGTATGGTTTCAGCGTCGGAGGCGGCTCGTCCATGCATTTAATGTAATGAACTCATCTTTTTTTTGCGTATATATGCCGGGGTGTCGATATGTGTTGATACCATACATTATGACCAATAAGTTTTGCCAATGACTACCAGTGAAACCAATGTGATTTTCAGCGGCGGACGAAACCATGTGAAATTTTCAATAGAAAACTAATTTCAATTTGTCGATATAATTGTATATCGACGTTTCGCATATTTATATACCACCAATAATCGTACATTTATGAGTAAAGTGTATAATCTTACAATTTTTGAGTGCCCATGTGGTTATTATACACACATTAAATCCAATGCTCAAAGACATGCTAAATCAGTATCTTGTAAGGACAAGACCATGACGTCACATGTCAGGGAGTTTGTCTCCAAGGATGGTTATGTGGCATATCTGAGACAGGATAACAATGAGTTTGCCAAGATTGATGCAGAGCACGAGAGTGTGGTCAGAGAAAAAGATGCTATCATCAAGGAAAAGGACGCCATCATAAAACGCCAGAGGAAGACGATAGCGCTGTTTACGGAAGTTGATGTCTCGGACGACGAAGACGATGAAATCGGCAGCGGCATCATCTATTTTGTCGAGGATAAAGACGTACCGGATCGCGGGAAGATAGGGCGTACCAAGAATACCGACATCAGGAAGTTGAAGGCGAGGTATACGACGTTTGCCTCTCCGAACATCCTGTGTTATTACTCTGCGGACATCAAGACCGACGAGAACGAGTTGAAGAAGCTGATGCGCAGTGCCGGATGTATGAAGTCGAACACCGAGAAACTTTCGAATTGCGACATTGCTTCCAAAATATTTTATGATTTTGCCAGGGGACTGTAACAAAAGACAGCAAATTTCGATGATGGACGAAACCATGTGAAATTTTCAGTAGAAAACTAATTTAAAAAAAAAAAAAAAAAAATAAAAAGGTGTATACTGCTATACCATAGTGCCGTATTTAAAAGGTATACCCCTTTTAGTTTTAATTTAACATTTTTTAATATATACTTTGGTATATGGTTGAGTTCATCAAAGGCATGCTCTACACCTGTGAGTGTGGATATAGAACAACGAATACTAATCTGGCATCAAAGCATTCTAAGACGATAAAATGTCAGTCACACATCATGGACAAGAAGGATGTTGAATTTGTTCTCAAGGAGGATTATGTAGCACTGTCACTCAAGTCTCAATCCGGCTCCGTCAATTTGACGGACAGCACTCTCACTGGCAACGTTCACGTGGATAACACGGTGGTGAACGACAACAGCGTCGTCAACGTCAACATTACTCTGTCGATCCCCGACAAATCCGTGGTTGGCGCCGTATACGACGTCTTCAACAATCAGGACTTCATCTCTGACATTCGCGCCGCGGACCCGCAACAGATACCGGCTATTCTATTCAAATACACGCGTGGTATCTCTGCCGAGCAGACATATGTAAAGTACGATTCGGACAAGGATGTCGTTCGCCACTTGGATCCTGTAACCGGCAAGGAGACCGCGAAAGACCTGAAGAAATACAGAAACGAGTACCTGAAGGAGAGCGCAAATCTGTTCGATGACACATACCACATACAGTATGCGCCTACAAATATACAGAGAGCATTGAAAGATATGACGTCGCCCTCGTACGACACCGGCAAGAAGAAGGAGAAACCCATATCAGGGGCGCAGGTAATCAAGATGTGCGCATCGGGCGACCACCGGATGTACAAGTTCCCGCTTGAGACCAAGGAGTTCTACAACGATGTTGCCAAGAATGTCGACGTCGAGATAAAGTCGACGTGAAGAAACTGATGCGTGGATGCGGGGTGTATGAGGTCGAACACCAAGAAGATTTCGAAAAAGACTGTATAAAATATATTGGTTACTGATTTTTATACTTTCTCTATTTAGCAAGTTATTTGAACATCACAACTGTGACTTTATTCAAAATGTGTGTGACTTTACGCGAACATGTCTACTTCTTACTGGCCCGACGGCGGGGAGACCGTGCACGACGAGGGGATTTTGCTCTACGAGGGCTCTTGGCTCTACGAGGGCTCTTGGCGCGACGGTGTGGGCTTTTCGCTCTGCGTGGACTCTTGGCGCGAGTGGGCATTTTGCTAGGATATTATAAGAAAATATTTTTTTTCAGATTTTGGGAAATCTTCCTGCGCCGACTTTCAAATGTATTCATAGTATTATTTGTTTACTTGTTGTTCTTCTTGTTGTTCTTCTTGTTGTTTGTGTTGTTCTTCTTGTTGTTCTTCTTGTTGTTCGTCTTCTTGTTCGTCTTGCGATGAGGAGACTTTGCTCTGTGGGGGGATTTTGCTCTTCTCGGGGATTTTGCGCGGGTGGGCATTTGTCAGGATAGTATACGAAAACATTTTTTTTCAGAGTTTGTGAAATCTATTTTATATTTTTTATTGACATTTCCTGTTTCAACTTTTCAAATGTTTTGTAGAGTGGTTTACATGTTGCAGTTAACGCAAATGTTGAGGTGATGCCCGGGGGGATCTCGCCATCATTCCAATCCTATCAGCATGCCATTGAGGATTTTTTTTCAATGCCGTGTGCAATGGTTTGATTGTTCTGTACACAGTCTCTGTGCCGAGGAGAGATCCAACGCTTGGTGCAGAACTTCTTTTACTGGTTGTTTGAGAATACGTTTTCATGGAAGGATTATCTTTTCTGTACATTTTTTCCCACCTTGCATTATGCTCTTTCTTTTTCTCTTGCGTCAGAGTTGCCCAGTTGTTTTTTGTTTTTTTTTTCAGACCTTCTACTCTTTTCATCTTTGATTTGTACACGGCTCTGTGCATCTTATCTATATTCTTATCTTGGAAATGATAATTCTTGGAACTGTTCTTTGTGCCCCCATGTGCAATAGGATGCAATGATTGC